CAATTGTTTCCACCATGCTTGCTTAGTGCTTAACCAGTGCTTAGTGCTCGGCATGTGCTCATTCTGGTTTTGGACATGTTGACATAGTGCTCAGTCATGACATGCGCTGTCTGGCTCTTAAATGGGGACGGAGGGGGTGAAAAGGTGTGCCCCCCTACATGGCCCCCCAGAAGAAAATTTAGGTTTAAGCGGATAAATCTTGTTATACTGGGGGTTATGAAAACATGTACCAAATGCCAAGAAGCTAAGCCATTTGATTCTTTTCGTTTGAACGTCAGGGTGTCTGATGGTTACGATTCGTGGTGCAAGAAGTGCCACAACAAGAACTCTGAGTTGTGCAAACGCAAGGACAAAGAGAAGTACAACGCCTTACAGAGGGCCAAATACGCTCGCAGGAAGGCTCGTTTGCTAGAGGCTGGGCATGTACCCCCAAGTCAAGTGAAAAGGTCTTTATTAACCGAAGAGGAAAGACGCTTGAGACACAACGCTAGGCGTGTGACCAGACGGGCTTTGGCTGATGGCAAGATTGTTTCTATACCTTGTTTTGTTTGCGGTAGCTCTGAAGTAGAGGCTCATCACACGGATTACTCTCGACCTTTAGATGTTGTTTGGCTATGCGCTGAGCACCACCGTGAGGTACACTCCTGATCGCAATTCGCAGTTGCACTTGTTCACTTTATGCCCGCCACTTGTGCGGGCTTTTTTTTGGGCTGAGTGAAACGAAGACCCTGGTGCTTGCGTGCAAGCAACTTATCTAGTAGTATCTGCACACATGTAGAGAGGGTTGTATGCCTAGTGTGAAGATAGAGATAGATAGAGATATAAAGATGCCTGTAAGTCGGGTGGTGTATGACTACCCTTACGAGGTGATGGACATAGGGGATTCTTTTGTTGTGCCGCTGGAGGCTAGAGCGAAGGTGCTCAATGCCAACTACAGGGCTGGCAAGCGCCTTGCTAGGGCTTTTGAGGCACGAACAGAAGAAGGTAGGGTCAGAGTATGGAGAACCAGATAAAGGTGCTGTATGGTTGATTTCCTCTGGATGGATGAAGATGAACTCAGGTGGCAGTGCAACCTGTTGTTGATCCGTCTTTACCAGAGTGAGGCCGTGCGGGTGATGCAGCAGCAGCAATTACAAAAAGTTTATGAGACAGGTTATGAGCGTGGCGTTACGGACACAGTTGTACGAATCGCGCTTGCAGATGAAAAGAGAAATGCTTGTTGCCATGCACTGCACTAGGAAGCAGCAAAAGATTAAGCTAGCTAAGTCTTGGAAAGCAAAATACAGTGAGTGGCATTACAAGGAGTTAATCCGGCTGGCTAGGAACAGAGATGTTGCTTGGGAGATAGCGGGGTGGACAGATGAACAAATGGGGAAACCATAATGAAATTTAATCTCCAGCAGTTCTACAAGTTCTGTGCAGAATTGAAGATTGAGACTAAGGAAGAGTGAAAAGATAGCCAACTGGAAACTAGAGGATATGTAATGGCAACCAACAAAGAAATCATGAACCTGCTTGAGCAAGAGCGTTATAAGAAATATCGTGAGGACTTGCTTAAGAGAAACTTGGCCTACGCCAAACCTGATTGGCAAAAACAATTAACGCAACTGCCGCCAGAGAAGGAAAAAGCCTTCATGGATTGGGTAGCCAAAAACAAAGTTCCTTTTGACCCTAAGGACAAATATCCTGATTACGACATGAGGGGTTATTACCTGTTCTTACAGAAAGGTGGAGCGCCTCAGGCAGCGGTCAACGCTATTGACAAGGCGTTGCACTACCCAGACACATACAAGACCCCCTACCATGAGTCTTTTAGCAAAGAATCTCAATGGGCAGCAGAAGGTGCGCCATCCTGGAAGGGAGAAAAACTTGTGTCCCCTAAAGGTGAAGTCATTTACGAAACAAAACCGCGATGAAATTTGACCTGAACCGGTTTTACAAGTTTTGCTCTGAACTCAAAATTGAGACTAAAGAAGCTGGCTTACAGAAGATGGGTAAGCTGCTGGGTACTCAGACTTACACGATGAGTGAGATAGCAAAAGGGTTAGACAATGACATTCACTTCTTTGTTATCCTCAAGGGTCGTCAGTTGGGTATCACGACAATATCGTTGGCTCTCGACCTCTACTGGCAGTTTACGCACCCAGGCTGGCAGGGAACGCTGGTGGCTGATACGGAGGAAAACCGTGACATGTTCCGCTCGACTCTGGGCATGTACATGGAAGGACTCCCCAAGCAGTACAAGATCCCGTTATCTGCCCACAATAGAAACCAGCTTGTACTCAAGAACAGATCAAGAATTTTTTATCAGATCGCTGGCAATAAATCTCGTTTGGGGCAAGGCAAGGCGATCACTTACCTTCACGGCACAGAAACTGCCTCGTGGGGAAACGAAGAGGGATTGGCCTCTCTGATAGCCTCTCTTGCTGAGAAGAACCCTGAGCGGCTCTACATGTTTGAGAGCACCGCACAAGGCTTCAACATGTTTCACGACATGTACAAGACTGCTAAGACTGCTCGTACCCAGAAAGCCATCTTTTGTGGCTGGTGGCGTAACGAGTACTACATGATTGATGCTGAGACTCCTGAGTACAAAGCCTACTGGAACGGCAGACTAAAGCCTGAAGAGAAGGAGTGGGTCAAGGACATTAAGAAGCTCTACAATTACGAGATCAACTCCCGCCAGATTGCTTGGTGGCGATGGAAGATGACAGAAGGGATTAAAGACGAATCCCTGATGTACCAAGAGTTTCCCCCTACAGAAGACTATGCCTTTGTGATGACAGGCACTAGCTTCTTTTCTAACTCCCGCTGTACAGACGCAGCCAAGATTGCGAAGACAAAACCTTATGAAGCCTACACCTACGTGTTTGGTAGTCTGTTCCAAGACACCCAAGTCGTGCGAGCAACTGAGCGACTGTGTACACTCAAGATCTGGGAGCAACCCATTGACACTGCTTACTACGTCATCGGTGCAGATCCTGCCTACGGATCCTCAGACTGGGCAGACCGATTTTGTATTCAAGTGTATCGAGTCTATGCTAACGGTCTCGACCAAGTGGCTGAGTTTGCCACCTCAGAACTCAACACCTACCAGTTCGCCTGGATCATCGCCCACCTTGCCGGAGCATACAAAAACTCCACCCTTAACCTTGAGGTTAACGGCCCGGGACAAGCAGTTATTAACGAAATCCGCAACCTAAAACGCCATGCAGCCGCTCTAGGAGGCGATATGGGCCGTGGCCTTATGGACGTCCTTGGCAGTATGCAAAACTACATCTGGCGGCGTAATGACACCCTTGGTGGGCTTTCTAACTCCGTGGGGTATGTCACCACTCACAACTCTAAAGAGCGGATGATGAACTACATGAAGGATTACTTTGAGCGCGAGATGATGAAAATCTACAGCATGGACACACTCGAAGAAATGAAAACCATCGTGCGTGAGGACGGCTTCTTGGGCGCACCTGGAAGAGCTAAGGATGACAGAGTGTTGGCTTCCGCCCTTGCTGTGGTGGCTTACGCTGAGCAAGTGCAGCCAAGGTTGATCGCTCAAAAAATTACACGCGAGATCTCTAAGAAGCAAGAAGAAATGACGCCTGAACAGATTTCTGTGGGTCGCAACGTCAGCAACTACCTGAAAGGCATAGGACTGTATGGATCAACGCCCATTGCCTAAGAAAGAGCTGCTGCGCCAGGTTAAACGCTTTCTAAAAGACCCCCATCGCGGTATCTCTCAGGTTATGTTTTCAGAACTGTGCGGCATCTCACAAACGCTTATGGAGCGGGTCTTCTTGATAGAGGATCTGCCCATGACAGAGACAACCCAGATACGGGTTAACAAGGGTTATAGCGAATGGAAAGAAGGCCGTGTGCGTGTGATGCGTCGCAAGGACATGACGCGGTTTGTGGAGTACAAACAGAAGGCTGAGCCAGTCATCGTGCCCAGTATGGGGGTCAAAATGACCTCTGACGGGCCAAAAATCTCGCTGGGAATGGTCAACCGACGAGATTATTCAACCTACGACCTTGATGAAGCACTAAGAGGGTAACTTATGGCAATACTACGGGACTATCACTGCTCTGTACACTCATACTTTGAGGGCTGGGACGCAAAATGCCCTATCAAAGGCTGTACAGGCGAAATTCACAACGTCATCTTGCAAGCACCAGGTCTAATCTCGGATAAAACCAAGAATACAGACAAAACTGTCCGTGGACTGGCCCAAGACTTTGGGATGAACGACATTCAAAGCACCAGAGCAGGGGAAAGTCAGACTGGCTTTCTCACAAAGGACAATAAGCTCTCAGAAGCAGAATATAAACACGCAAGTGGGGCGATAGACGAGATGAAACGTCAAGCTATGCACCATGCAGCAGAGAATGGCATCTCTACAGAGGCCCCGCAACCCCGAGAAGCCCGCCCAGGTGACGCCGCAGTGTGGGGAGGTGATAATAGATTCAGTATGCAGTCCGTTTTGTCGGGCCGTGCAGTACAATCCATTAAAGGCGAATCTGTTGGGTTTAGGCCCTCAGACGCAGGTAACTTGACAGGCCCAAAGGTGGCGAGTTACATTCCCGATCAAGACAACCTTGCATTGCCTAAAGAATGAGAATCCCTGACGATCCAGAAGACCGCGAACGCTTCTATCTCGATGTGATAGAAAAATGTTCCGTCTCCATGCAACAACGTCAGGTAGATGCAGGGATCTTGCGGAGCTGGTATTTGTTTGGTGCTGAGCCAACAGAACCACCAGCTCTGTACAACAAGATCTTTCCCCACATCGACCAGCTCACCTCGTTTCTCTATTCAGCAGAAACAACACGCTTTAGCATCAACACGGGTGCTGATGTCAGCCCCCTAGAGCAATTCAAAGTACCCACCCTCACTCGCGCTCTTAACGACGAGTGGCTGAACTCAAACGCTGACCAAGTATTTGCCTCTGCAGTGACTTGGGCG